ATTCCACCACTCTCTTTTGATAATGGAACCTTCTTCGGAGGTAGGATTCTGTTGCCATTGTGCATTCCACTTGGCCAAGGACAGTGAGGCTTTAACCGATTCTAATTCATGTAGTTTCCAATACTGTGGCCAAATAGGTTTATCTTCCAAGATAGCTGGAAACTCAATCACGTCCCACTGATCTGCTTTAACATCACTTTGTGCTTTCATCAATTGACCCGTCAAATCTTTTGTTGACCAACGAGTCATAACAATAACAATCTTACCACCTGGTTGAAGACGCTGTCTTGGTCCAGAAGTATACCACTCGTAAGCTGACTCCATTGCCGTCTCGGACAATGCATCTTGCTCGGAATGTGGATCATCAATAATTAATAAATCAGCACCACGTCCAGTAATTGCACCACCGACACCTGCTGCGAAATACTCTCCACCTTTATTTGTTTCCCATCTACCTGCAGCTTTAGAATCTTGTGATAGTTTGATATCATCGAAGATATCTTGAAAAGAATTTTCTTCCATGAGGTTACGAACCTTACGACCAAAACGATAGGAAAGTTCTGCTGTGTGTGTTGTTTGAATAATCTTGAGCCTTGGATCACGGCCCATCATCCACGCTGGAAATAAAAATGATGCAAATTCTGATTTGGTATGTCTGGGTGGCATATTTACAATTAGTCGATTTATCTTCCCCTCCGATAGATCTTGAAACTTTTCTGCAATTTTTATGTGATGGGGCCCCTCTACAAACTCTGGCCAAACTTGTTTAACAAACTTTAAAAAATTATCTTGTGCAAGAGTTTTTAATTGAAATGTTTTTTGGCGTAATAATAATTTTTTCTTAAGAGTATCTAACTCTTCAGGAGTCATGTTATCATAATTAACTATACGCTTGAACTGTTCGACTTCGGACATCAGATTATTATACCATATAGTCTGTATGTGTAAAACTTATATATATACTATACATATATTGACCTACGGACTTATTTAGGGGTTCCCCACTTTTTAAAAAACGCAAGGCACAAAAACCAAGAAAACAATTCTTTTTTATGGTGTGAATAACTAGAAAAAAAATCTGGAAAAAGCCTGAAAAAAATTAAATTAACTATTGATATAAGATAAAATATAACTATATAGGATATATAAACAATTAACATGGAGTGAATATGTTTATAAAAAAAATATTAAAAGATAGCATAGGGACTAAAATGTTTTCTGTTTCATTTGTGAAAGCAGATAAAACAAATAGAACTATGCTTTGCAAATTACCCAAAGCAGATAAGTTTTTTTCTGGTGGGGAATTGCTAGGCAATAGAGAACATCTGCTTGAGGTTATTGATGTTAATCTATTAAAGAAGAATAAAGACAACCCCAAAAAAGCTTGGAGGTCTATTAACCTTAATACTATTACTAGTTTAAAAATTGGAGGTATTCAATGGGTAAAGTAAAACGTCTTTGGGAAGACATGTCAGAACAGTGGCAAGAAGAACGATATGAACAACTAATGAACTATTATAATGATGAGGAATTAGTTTGGGAAATCATGGAAGAAGAACGCAACGAGTGGAATATTGAACAAGCTCAAAAGCATGGAGATTGGGAGAACACTTATGAGAATTAAACTAGTAAAAGACAAGCCCCCTTTTAAGGGGGCTATTCAAATTTATACTGAAGGAGCTGTCGTCAACAATCGTTTTGGTGGTGATAGTATAGAACTAAACGCCCTGGAATTATCAGTTTATGATACGATTATGGGTTGTGAACTTGATGGTAACATTGAGGAGATGAGAAGGGGAATAGATTGGTTTATTAAATTTAATCCTAAAGCATATATGGTTCTATTAGATTAATTAACATGGTGTAGCTTTCGAGCTACACCAATAACAAAGGAGATGAAGATGAACAATAATGAAATAAAAAGTTTAAAGAAGGTTGTAGAATATATGCACGAGTTTGAACTAAAACATTATGAAGAGTGTGAAGACCAGGAAAAAGATAATCACATTTATAACGATGTTATTACTTTACAAAAATTTATAGAGACTTGGGGACTGTAGTAGTGATTAAGTTATATAATGGAATTTATTATACTGAAGAACAGCTACAAGAAAAGTCTGATAAGATGAGGGCTCAAGCTGTCAAGTCTCAAGACACATGCTCATGGCTTGAAAGAATATGGTTGGATAAAGTAAATGATTTAATGCGTGAAGTCTCAAGGAACAAGGAGGCGTAAGCCTCCTTATAATTCTATTTTAAAATATCTTAATAGCTCTTGCTCAATATCAGCATAGAGTTCCATCCCTCGATCTGTATTTCTTGTTCCTCCTTTATTATCTGGATCATCCTCTATAAATTCTTTAACATTGGAATCACATAGGTTATCCATAAAGGTAAAAAATAAACTATCGGCTAATTCAAATACATCTTCTCTTGTCATGATCTATCCTCCTCTACAATTTATTTTACTTCACTTAATCTTTCTTTTAATTTTGTTACTGCTTTTTCATTAAAACCACCAACGTTCCAAGTATAGATGTCATTGAGTTCTAGACCCTCATCACCTAAATAGTTCTTGCCGTTCTTCCAATTGTAAAGAGTGGCAACAGTTCCATCAGCAAATCTAAAAGCCCACTCAACATCTGTTTTATAATGGTCACATTGGTCCATATGAGGTGAGCCAAATGCTCTTAACAGCTGTTCGAAACTTGCTCTTAAATATCCTTGAAGGCTAGTCCCTCCAACATTTGTCGTCTTTTCCATAATCACTCCTTTTTTTTAGATTATGTATTGACATATATCCCATATAGTTTTATATGTCAATAGAGCTTATGAGGTTGTGCTTTTCAAAGCCGATAATTTGTTTTATCCATGCTCAAAACAGCCTCACAACAAAGGAGTGAATATGCCTAATTGGACTTCAAATAGTGTTTTATTTGTTGGTAAAGAAAATCAACTTAAAAAACTACAGACTATGTTGAAATCAGATGAAAATGATTTTGATTTCAATAACATTATTCCAATGCCAGAAGAACTCAGACACACACGAAGTGGGTCAGAGAATATTAAACCAGATTGGCAGAAGAAACAATCAAAGGAATTAAAAGCAAAATATGGTGCTGATGATTGGTATGATTGGAGTGTTAATAATTGGGGAACGAAGTGGAATTCCGTTGACACTGAAGTAGAGCAACGAGATGGAACTTTGATCTATCGTTTTAACACGGCTTGGGATTGTCCTCGAAACATTGCCGAAGCATTATTGCGTATGCAAAAAACAATTCTTCAAGATATAAAAATATCTTGGGATTGCGTTCATGAGGACGGAGACGAAGAAGAAACAATAATAGATATAGAGGCTGAGTATGACATCCAAGCCTCTTGATAAAATGACAAACGAAGAGAGACTTACCGAGTGGACTAGGAGGGCAAAAGCCTTCCTAGTTGGTAAAAGAATAGTTGATGTTTACTATCATACTGAAAAAGAAAATGAAGAACTCTTCTTTGATGATTATGGAAGCAATGTGAGAATTGTTTTTGATGATGGTCATTGGATAACAGCCTCAAGAGATGATGAAGGCAACGGAAGTGGAGTTATCTTTACTACCGATGATAAGCACGGAGTCTCCATTATTCCAACAATAAGTTACCCCTCTGATTAGAGGGGCACTCCTCCAGGCACTTTTCATAGTGCCTGGATTATAAGCAGCTCACCAGGTAAAAGTCACAAGGATCAAGGCTCAAGCAGCTTTTAAGCAGCTTCCAGGCACAAGGCTCAAGAAAATTTTTTAATTTAATAGTTGACATTGTATAAGATAAATCTTATATAATAATATGGGCTGGTGTTAAAACGATTAATTTCTAGTGTATACCCACCAGCCCTAACATAGGGGTGAATATGAATATAAAAGAAGCGAAGGCAATTGTAGGGGGTTTAAGTAACCCTTCTAAAATGCCAGGTTATGGCTACGGTTTAAGCGCTTTTGATTGTGCGGTTGGATCTAAGCTTAGATTAATTAAGAATAGTACTTGTTCAATGTGTTACGCTTTAAAAGGGCGATACACTTTTCCAGGCACCAAGAACGCTCACGCTAATAGGCTTGAATCAATTCAAGACCCACGTTGGGTTGAGGCTATGGTTTTATTGGTGAATAATTACGGAAAGAAAATTCCATATTTTAGATGGCATGATTCAGGGGATTTACAAAGCCTGAACCATCTTAAAAAGATTGTAGCTGTTGCAATGGCAACGCCAAGCGTTAAGCATTGGCTGCCAACAAGAGAAGCGGGGATCTTGAAATCCTTTTATAAAAAAGGCGGTTCACTTCCTGGAAACCTAGCTGTACGTGTGTCAGCTACGATGATTGACGGTAAACCTCATAGCAATATGGGGTTGACGTCTACCGTTCATAAGAACAAAGCAGCAATTGGGTTTAGCTGCCCGGCTGGAAAACAAGGCAACGAGTGTAGAAGCTGCCGCGCTTGTTGGAATATCAATATAGAAAATGTGAGCTATGCAGCTCACTAAGGGGGTAAACATGGGTATAGGTGATAAAGTAAGAGTTCTTGGTCAAGAGTATGGCCAGGGCATGTATGATATCATAGTGGATATTACACCTGACAAATATGTTATTGAAGATGGATGCACTTATAAAAAGAGTGAAATAGAAAGTTATGAACCGAATTAAGAAAGCCGTATGTGATCATTGTTTCAGGGACTATTCCTTGGAACTAATGATTGTTCAAAAAAATGATGGGCCACATTTATGCATCAGATGTTTTAATCGAGGCTCAAGGCACATGGTCGATGAGCCAATGCTCAAGCTTAGAGAAGTCGCAAGGGTCAGGGAAGAAGGCACAAGGCTCAAGATTCAGGCCTTGTTTAGCAAGACTCAAGGCTCTAGCTCCAGAAAAAAGGAGGATGTCTCTTCGTCCGAGGGGGGTAGCCATGATAAATGAACAACCACCGTTCGTATTATGGCTCATATGCCATGATATTTGACCACTAGACAGCCCTATTTTGTTCCCCTTAGTCACCTTCAGCTCAATCCAAAACTGTCCTCTATGTTTATCTGAGATATTATAAACAGCAAGTATGTCAGGCAATCCTAAAGGGGTAACGGCTTCAATTCTTGTTAAGGTGACTTTTGTAAACTTATCCTTTATTCTCTTCCAAAATTTTGTCTCTGGTTTTGTCGTCATCTATGTCTTCAAAGCTCCCTTCAATAGATAATTTACTATCCATATCTTTTAATAATTTATCAACTTCTTCACGATTCAATTGATCAATAGATCCATGCATGATTTCTTTTCTATCAATATATAAACCTCCAACTTGACCTCTTGATTTTTCAGCCGTAACTGCAGCATTCCAATTACCTTTTTCTTCTGCACCTCTACTCAACTGATCCAATCGTTTTAAATGTTTATGTAAATTTATTTCATATTTCTTTTCTTCTTGATTACGAAGTTCACGAATATATTCGGCACAGCCTGGGTGTTTTCTAAGTTCAGACGCCTCTCTTCTGGCCCTATTCTCAGAGTATCCAGCTTCAATAGCACATTGAGTAGCTGTTTTTGTGTCGCCCTCTTGAACAAACAAAACACAGAATTTAATCTGCTTTGGTGTCAATTTGTCTCTTAATTGTTCTAACTCCATAATACCTTTATAACATGATTTTGGCAGAAAACAACGATTTCATCGCAACGGCACACTATAGTGGTGTAGCGGTGGTGTAGCGGTAAAAATTAATTTAAGTTATTGTTATATATATATTATTTATACTATCGCTACACGCAACACCGCAACATGAGTATTTTGTATTGTTAATTATAAATAACTTGTAGAAATAACTATAGCACTGTATAGAATATGTTTATTCACTCCCTTTCCCCCTCAACGATGTTTTCATTCTTCATCTGAGGGGGTTATTTTTTATTTGACATTAGTATCTGTATGGGATAATTAGTATATAAAAAGGAGAAACTAATGGGACAGTATCATAAGTTAATTAATATAACTAAAAAAGAATTTGTTGTTGGATACGATATAGGTATCCTAGGAAAACATTATGAACAAATAGGATTTGAGGGTTCGATGGCCGATGTCCTTTATTGTTTAATGATTGCTCAAGGTAATGACACTCGAGGAGGTGGTGATGTATCTGGTCATAAATTCATTGGCCGTTGGGCCGGGGATCATGTAGCGA